GCGAAGGTGATGTAGCAGCACCAGCAGCAGGCGGCGAAGAGCCAGCAGGCCGTCCAGCTAGATAATGAAAATATCAGATATCATTAACGAAGGCATCAGTCCTAAACTATACATGGTATTAAAGCAACTTCAAACAAATGGAGTTGCTCGTATTAAGATGGATGATCTTAATAAAAAACTTGCAGGTATGGGACTTGAAGCATTTTCATCTGATACCTTTGCACTACAATACAATGATCCACGCATCAAGAAGTTGATTAAAAACTTCAACGACGATGAAGTAATGTTCAACCAAGACTCAGTTGATGCATTACCACAAGGTTCACCAGACGGAAAAGCAGTTGACCAAATGGCAAAACGTGCAACTGATGTAGGCAACTCATTATAAGGTTGACAAGTGCCTGATCCTATTATAATATAAAGTATGACATTAATAAACCCTAAGTACACGTATGAAAAACTCAAGCGTGTAGAAGTCGACGGCAAGCGTAGATATGCTGCCCCCGGCGGCCCACCTGTAGCAAGTGTAACAACCATCCTCAGCGGCACCAAAGACATGACACATTTGCATGAGTGGCGCAGGCGTGTAGGACATGCTAAAGCACAAGAGATTACAACAGAAGCAGCAGGGGTAGGCACCCGTATGCACAAATACCTTGAAGACTATGTTGACAATGGTGTTTGGACAGAGAGTGCAGGCAGCAATCCTTATGCACAACAAGCATACAAGATGGCGTGTGTAATACGTGACGAAGCAATGGTGCATGTTGATGACATTTGGGGCAGCGAAGTTCCACTTTATGTTCCTGGCATTTATGCTGGCACTACTGATCTAGTAGGACAGTACAAAGGCAATCCTTGCATAATGGATTTTAAACAAACCAACAAGCCTAAGAAGCCTGAATGGGTAGAAGATTATTATCTACAGCTTACAGCGTATGCACTAGGACACAATGAAATACATGGCACAGACATACGTGAAGGGCATATCTTTATGTGCAGTCGCGGCTTGGAGTATCAGCAGTTTGATCTATGGCCAGATGAGTTTGCAGAATGGGAACAAGAATGGTGGAATAGGTGCAGACAGTATTACGAAAAGAATGGCTGATGCTCAAACAAACACTATATCATCATACACACAATGTAACAGGTAAGAAGTATTTAGGTCAAACTACTAGAGATCTGAATGTTTATAAAGGCTCAAGTGTTGACTGGCTTGCTCACTTAGATGAGTATGGTGAAGATTATAGTACTGAAATACTTTTTGAATCTAAGGATAAGAAGAAGTTTGAAGAAGTTTGCAAATATTATAGTAACGAGTTTAATGTTGTAGAAAGTACTGAATACTTTAACAAAACACCCGAACACGGAGGTTCGCTTGGTGGCAATGCTAATCCTAACTACAAAACTGGAAAGTACACAGGACGTTTAGATGATCCTGAACTATACAAACAACTAGATAAGAAAAAACATGCTGACACTTGGGCAACTGTTAGAACACGAACACATCCTAGAATGAACTTCTTTTATCATAAACGCACGGGCAATAAAGAACGTGCTGAATACTATTGGAATATATGGTACAACATGGCTCCAAAGAAAAGCAATAATAGACAAGCACTTTGGTCAACTGATACATTTGAAATGTGGTATGATCGTAAGAGCAATGACTTGGACTTTAGGGCTAAATACTACTAATAACGCATTAGGAGTATAGCATGGCTATTGTACAGATTTCAAGAATCCAGCACCGCCGAGGTAGAAAGAATCAAGGAAGTGGAATACCACAACTTGCTTCAGGCGAAATAGGTTGGGCGATTGATACACAAGAAGTTTACATTGGTAATGGCGCAGTAAGTGAAGGCGCACCAGCAGTTGGTAACACTAAACTACTAACAGAAGCAGACAATCTATTAAGTCTAGCAGGACAGTATGCATATAAAAGAGACGAAATACAAACAGGTGTTGCGTTAGCATCTCCAGTAGAACGTACTCTACAAGCAAAGTTAGATGATCGTGTAAGTGTTAGAGATTTTGGTGCAATGGGCGATGGAACAGACCAAACAGAAAAACTACAACGTGCTATCGATCAGTTGTTTATCAACAGTGCAACCAAAGGATTATACAAAAGTCGTGCAACACTTTATATTCCAGCAGGCGAATATCTTATTAGCTCACCAGGTTTAAGGATACCACCATATGCAAACATCGTTGGTGACGGCATTGACAAAACATTCTTAAACAGTTCAGGCGCAACTCCTCCTGAAAACATCTTCCGCACAGTAAACGAAGAAAGTATTCCAGGTACATATGCTGATGCAAGTACAACAACCTCAGCCAACATGGCTCGTTTTGTACGTATAGAAGGCATGTCAATATTTCACAACAGTAACGGCGGAGCATTGTATCTTGAAAACTGTCAAAATAGTATGTTTACAGATATAAAAATTTCAGCAGGATGGGGAACAGGCGATGGCGTAACCAGCGAAGGTGAGCCTAGCTCAAACCTAGTTGGTATTGTAGTTTCCAACGGTAGCGTAGCAACAGCAACTTCTGATTATAATATATTTAAAAACGTATTCATTAATGGGTTTGCTTGTGCAGTATACAGCGAATACGATATTAATAATAATAAATTCTTAGGTGGCAATGTCAATACTTGTGGTTTAGGATTTGTGCTAGGTGCCGATCCTACTTCAGTGCCACCAGTTGGAAAAACAAATGGTGCTCAGTATACTATGATTGAAGATTATGTATTTGACATTGTTGACAAGCAAGGGTTGTATGTACGCACAGGTAACTTCAATATTAGTCAAAACAACACATATCTAAACGTAGGACGTGATGGCGGCAGTAGTGTAGTTGTAGAACCAGTGATTGAATTCTATCGTACTGCTTCTTCAAATGGCATTGGTGATGCTGGACATATTGATATGGATAATAATAAAAGTATCAATGATTACTTCCAGCGTACGGCTGAACTAACAGTTGATCCACTTTATTTTAGTCAAGACTATTTTCCAGAAGTACATGGGTCAAAACGCATTGAACTATCACAGCCAGTAAGAACCAGTGTTGGTGTAAAACTAATAGCAGAAACGGCTATTAGATTACCATCTGATCAGCAAAGAGGTGTTATTGCATTAGAGTACACTTATCGTGCTGAAGAAAATGCTGGACCAATAATGCAAAGCGGAGTGTTAACTGTAACCTATAACAAATCTAATTCACAAGTTACAATGTCAGATGAACATACATTTACCGGTAACCCAAGTAAAGTAGGCTTGTTGACTTTTAGTGTAAAAGGAAATTCGTTTCAAAATGGTGGAACAGAAATACACTTAGATATTGTAAATCAAATGCTAGATAACCTAAGTCCAGAAACAGACGAGTTAGAGTTCACAATTAAATATATAAATTGATGTTTGATAAAACTTATGTAGATCGTTTAAGACTATGGAAAGACCTTCGTTCAACTTTAGAACAAAGCAAAGATCCGTTTGGCGACACTATCGAGTTTTGGAATAATGCACCATTGAGTAGCATAGCAGCAGATCCGTATGATAAAGATACCTGGCCTACTCCTTGGGAAATGATTGAAGAAAATCGTTACTGTGATTTTACAAAAATATTGGCAATATACTACACTTTACAGTTAACTGATCGCTTTTCTAACAGTCGTTTTGAGATACATATTACACTAGACGAAAAAGAAAGTGTATTAAGATACCTTCTTTTCGTTGACAATCTAACGATAGGGTATTACTATAATAAGAGTATTGATGCAGAAGATTTACCAAGTCTGAAATGTCAAATGCAGCATAACACACTACCAACTTATTACTAAATACCAAATAGACAAAAAGGAAAAGATAATGATTCAAGTTACTAAACGTAACGGGCGCAAAGAGACTCTCGATATTGAAAAGCTACACAAGGTTGTGTTTTATGCATGTGAAGATATTACAGGAGTTAGTCCAAGCGAAGTAGAAATAAAGAGTCAGATTCAGTTCTATAATGGTATAACTAGTAAAGAAATCCAAGAAACACTTATCAAAGCAGCAGCTGATCTTATCAGCGAAGAGACTCCTAACTATCAATATGTTGGTGGCAGACTTGTTAACTATGCGCTACGCAAAGAAGTGTACAATGGATTTGAACCATGTCATGTCAAAGAGTTAGTTGAGCGTAATACAGTAAATGGATTTTATGATAGTGAACTAGGTACAAAATACAGCGACGAAGAGTGGGATAAGATCAATACGTTTATCAAGCACGATAGAGATGAGAACTTAACTTATGTTGCTATGGAACAGTTGCGTGGCAAGTATCTATGTCAGAACAGAGTAAGCGGCGAAATATTTGAAACACCGCAGATGTGCTACATTCTTATCGCAGCAAGTCTTTTTCAAGACTATCCAGTTGATTCCCGCTTGCAATGGGTAAAAGAATATTACGATGCTATTAGTTTACACGACATTAGCTTACCTACTCCTGTGATGGCTGGTGTACGTACACCTCAACGTCAGTTCAGTAGTTGCGTTCTTATTGAAACTGATGATAGTCTTGACAGTATCAATGCTACTGCTGCCTCTGTTGTTAAGTACGTTTCACAAAAAGCAGGCATTGGTATTGGTGGAGGAAGTATCCGTGCTATTGGGTCTCCTATACGTAAAGGCGATGCTTATCACACAGGAATCATTCCATTCTACAAGCACTTCCAAAGTGCAGTAAAGTCATGTAGCCAAGGTGGTGTACGTGGTGGCGCAGCAACTATTTACTATCCGGTATGGCACTTGGAAGTAGAAGACATGCTGGTGCTAAAGAACAACAAAGGCACTGAAGAAAACCGTGTACGACACATGGACTATGGTGTACAGTTCAACAAGTTGATGTATGAAAGACTTATTACAGGCGGCGACATTACACTATTCTCGCCTGCTGATGTACCAGGATTATACGAAGCGTTCTTTGCAGACCAAGACAAGTTCCGTGAGCTATATGAAACAGCAGAGCGCAACACACGACTACGTAAGAAAACAGTTAAAGCCAGTGATTTATTCAGTAGCTTCATGGAAGAGCGTAAGAACACAGGTCGTATTTATTTACAGAATGTAGACAATGCTAACGACCACGGTAGCTTCCTACCAGAGGTTGCGCCTATTAGACAATCAAACTTGTGTGCAGAGATTGACTTACCTACAAAGCCGCTTAAAGATCTAAACGATCCAGAAGGCGAGATTAGCCTGTGTACTCTTAGTGCAATCAACTGGGGTAACATTAAAACACCAACAGACTTTGAACGTGTGTGTCGTTTGGCAGTGCGTGGACTTGATGCACTACTAAGCTATCAGAACTATCCAATCCTAGCAGCACAGTTGAGCACAGAGAAGCGCCGTCCTTTAGGTGTTGGCATTATTAACTTTGCATATTGGTTAGCCAAGCATGACTTAACTTACCAGCACATTGATACAGCAGGACTAGAACTAGTCGACGAGTATGCCGAAGCATGGAGTTACTATCTAATCAAAGCAAGTGCAGACCTAGCAGCAGAGCAAGGTGCACCAAGCGGCAACATGGAAACAAAATACGGACACGGCATCACTCCTAATCAAACATACAAAGCAGACGTAGACGAACTAATCAAGCATAGAGAACGTCAAGACTGGAAAGGCTTGCGTAAACAACTGAAACAAACAGGCATCCGTAACTCAACACTAATGGCACTTATGCCAAGTGAAACAAGTGCGCAGATTGCAAATGCAACCAACGGCATTGAGCCTCCACGTAGTTTGATTAGTGTGAAGCAATCAAAGCATGGCGTACTAAAGCAAGTTGTTCCTGAGTTCAAGCGTTTAAAAAACAAGTATGACCTACTGTGGGATCAACAGTCTCCAGAAGGTTACTTGAAGATTATGGCAGTATTACAGAAGTATATTGATCAAGGCATTAGTATTAACACAAGTTACAATCCAATCTTCTTTGATGACGAAAAGATTCCAATGAGTACAATGCTACAACACATGTTGATGTTTTACAAGTATGGAGGCAAACAGTTGTATTACTTTAACACTAATGATGGGCAAGGCGAACTTGATATTAGTAAGCTAATGGGAGACCATGCTTTACCAGAACTAGAGCAAGCAGTAGTTGATGATGAAGATTGCGAAAGTTGCACAATATAAAACTTGACATGCTATTCGTAGCATGTTATAAACACATGAAGATAACATATTAAGGGAAACACACAGATGAGCGTCTTTGACACAGCAAACAAAGCAGACCATACCAAGGTTACTGCATTTTTAGACCCAACCGGCGGTCCTACAATTCAGCGTTACGATACGCTAAAGTATAAAAGTTTTGACAGCCTAACTGACAAACAGCTAGGATTCTTTTGGCGACCTGAAGAAGTAGACATCTATCAAGATGCAAAGGACTTTAAGGGTCTTAGTGAGCACGAGCGTCACATCTTTACAAGTAACTTAAAACGTCAAATCCTACTAGACAGTGTGCAAGGTCGTGCGCCAGTAGAAGCGTTTGCTCCTATTGTAAGTTTACCCGAGATTGAGAACTGGATCCAAACATGGACGTTCAGTGAAACAATCCATTCACGTTCTTATACACATATTATCCGTAATGTGTACAGCAACCCTAGTAAAATCTTTGACGAGATGATGAACATTGAAGAGATTGTAGATTGTGCTGGTGACATTTCAAAGTACTACGATGACTTGATCGAACAGAGCAGTTGGTATAATCTATTAGGTGAAGGCACACATACAGTTAATGGTAAAAAGATTAAAGTTGATCTTTATGAGCTAAAGAAACTTTTGTGGCTTACACTAATGAGTGTTAATATCCTTGAAGGTGTGCGTTTTTATGTGAGCTTTGCATGTAGCTGGGCGTTTGCAGAGATGAAGCAAATGGAAGGCAATGCTAAGATTATTAAACTTATTGCCCGTGACGAGAACTTGCACCTAGCAAGTACACAGATGCTGTTGAAGATTCTCAAAACAGATGATCCTGTGTTCGAACAGATTGCAAAAGAAACAGAACAAGAATGTATTGATATGTTTGTTGATGCAGTTGATCAAGAGAAAGCATGGGCAGACTATTTGTTCAAAGACGGATCAATGATTGGGTTGAATACACAGTTGTTGAGCGATTATATTGAATGGATTTGCACACGCAGAATGACTAACGTAAATCTTAAAAGCCCATACAGTGTAAAGTCAAATCCTTTGCCGTGGACACAGAAATGGATCTCAGGTGCAGATGTACAAGTTGCTCCGCAAGAAACAGAGATTACAAGTTATGTTTCAGGTGGCACAAAGCAAGATGTTGCAGCAGATACATTCAAAG